TACACCAATGACCTTCACTTATCTAACGAAGGACATTCAAACGATGTCGATGGTACATGGGGTAACTGGACAATACAGGAAGGAGAATCAGACTTGTTCTTAAAAAATAACCGTTCTGGTAAGAAGTATAAATTTAATTTAACGGAGGTATCATAATGGCTATTATTGGAGATTACAATGTAGTTAAATGTCATTATATTGAAGATGCAACAAGAAGAGTTACCTCTGGTGGTCATGACATACAAATATTTTCTACTACTTTTACAAAAGAGTATGCAGCTACAAAATTATGGGTAACTGCTGTAGTTCCTACTTGGAATAACTCAACTAATGGTGGTACTTATATGTATTTACAGATGACTGACGGAAGCAATACTGTAAGGCAACAAAGAGGTATGTCGAGACCATATAAAACAGAAGGTGAAAGTGGTACATTTAGTATTAATACTAGATACGGAACTACTTTTAATGCTGGAACTATAACTATGTCAATAGGTTGGGATCCATATAATAATCAATCAAACAGACCCTTTGTTGTTATGAACCCAAATAACTCTGATGACGCTCGAAATCCTCAGAACGCTACACATTATTTTATATATGAGGTAAACGAATAATGGCATTAATTGACGAAAGTTTTTTTAAATATTCAAACTTCCAAGGTTATACAGGAGATGCTCCGAGCACTGAAGCTGAATATGATGCAATGAAAGCAAAAGCTTTTTCTGGAACACCTCCAACTTGGGTTGATGTACAAGCACAAATGTATGACGTTCAAAGAAAAGCAGAATATCCAGACATGGGTACACAACTCGATTACATATATCACAACGGACTCGACAAGTGGAAGACAGACATAGTCGATCCTGTCAAAGTTAAATATCCTAAACCAGAATGACATTAACACAAATAAATAAGGCTGGTTTAGACGAGTTAGCTCTTGATCATGTCTTTACAATAGGTGCGAGTGGCTCAGATCACTACACCTTTCAAGGAGAGGGTCTTAACGGAACAGTTAACGACCCCACACTTTACCTAACAAGAGGTAAAACATATAGGTTTGAGAACGGCACAGGTGCTCATGCTATACGAATACAAAGTGCAGACGATGGCACTAGCGGTACACTATATAATACAGGTGTTACTAATAACAACACAACAGGAACTGTCATAGTTGAAGTACAACATGATGCTCCTGATGTTCTGTACTACCAATGTGCTTCTCATGCTAACATGAAAGGCATAATATACGTTACTGGTGCATTAGCAGACGGTGGTGTAACTACAGCTAAGTTAGCAAACCAAGCTGTAAACGCATCAAAAATAGCAGATGGCACAATTACTGACTCTAAATTAGCTGGAAGTACTATTACAAGTGCTTCTATTGCTAATACCACAATTCTTAGAGGTAAGATGGCTAACAACTCTGTAGGTACAACAGAGATAATGGACGATGCAGTTACACAAGCTAAAATTGCTGCTGGTGCAGTTAATACACCTGAGATTGCAACCAATGCAGTTAATAGTGACAAGTTAGCTAATAATTCTGTAGGTGCTTTACAGCTTCAAAGTTTAGCTGTTACGTCAAATAAAATTACATCTGGTGCAATTAACAATACTCACATAGGTACTGGAGCTATAAATGGTGACAGACTTACAGATGAAACAGTAACACTAGCAAAACTACCACATGGTGATGGTTCTAGTGATGGTAAATTTTTACGTGCAAACAACGGAGCAGATCCTAGCTTTGAAACAGTAAGCATCCCTGCTGGTACAACAATCAACGGTAACAGCGATCACAGAATTGTTACTGCTACTGGTACAGCTAATACTTTACAAGGTGAATCAACTTTTACTCATAACCCCTCAACTTTCGATACTACAATTCTTCATAGTACAAATACTTCTAATGATTTAATTATACAAAATGATAGTACTGGTACTGCTGCTGGGGCAAGATTTACACTACAAAGTGGTTCTAACGCTAATACTGGGCCACAAGAACAATTTATAGTTGGTAGTCATAGTTGGTTAAGACAAGTACCTAAGAGTTCTGGTAATATGACTCTTGCTAAAAACGGAGTTACACATACTACTTTTGATGCTAATGGACATATTTCTATATCTGATGGAAACTTAAATATTAGTACTTCTGGTCATGGTATTGACTTTAGTGCAACTGCTAATGCTGGAAATAGTGCAACAATGCAAAACGAATTGCTTGATGACTATGAAGAAGGTCTTTGGGTTCCAACAATATCGGCTGGTTCTTGTACTTTTTATAGCCATCAATGGTACACCAAAATTGGAAGAGTAGTTACTGCTTATTTTTATATGTATGCCTTTAGTGATACATCTAGCAGCACTCATGTAAGAATAGGTGGTTTACCTTATGCTAATGATAATGCTAGAGAAAGTTCGTTTTCTGTTACAACAGGTGGTAATCCAAGTCTTGGTTCTGGTTCTACAGGCGTATATGGAAGAATAGGAGTTACAGGTACTACTACTCAAATATCATTTTATAGAGGTTTTGCAACTACAACAGCAAACTTAACTCATGCTGAACTTAATAGCGGTCACTATTATGCTACTTTTCAATATATAACTAATGCATAGACCGTAGCTACGTCTTAAAACTAAGCCATAAACCTGTTTTAATCGGAGATTAATCCTAATGGCATTAGCCGAATCAATCGAATACGACAAGATAGAAATTGTCGGTATTTACAAAGCGGTGCACGTAAGAAAAGCACACGTTATTAAAAAAGATGGTGTTGAACTAACAAGATCTTTTGAAAGATATGTACTACATCCAGACTCAGACATAAGTGCAGAACCAGCAGAGGTTAGTGCTGTATGTAATGCAGTTTGGACAGATGCGGTAAAAGAATCATGGAAAACATTCCTAGCATCTCAATCCCCAGTGTAAACAATATAGAAACTATATCTATACCGTTACCAACAGCTGACGTACCTTCTTACATACCTATGGTAGTACCTCCAAGTGATCTTAGAGAACCAGAGGGTACTAAGCCAGCTAAGGAAAATACTGAGCAACCACCTCCACAACCAACACTTAACTTTCCACCTTTACCACCTATCCCTATACCCTCTAATGAGGTGTTGATTACAACTAGCATAGCAGCTGTTACAGCAGTGGCAGCTACTACGTTTACTCAACCTATTATAGAGAATATCAAAAAGAAACTACAAAAGTTCTTACAAGGCAAGATAAACACATGGAAGGCAAAGAGACAGAAGAAAAAGGATTCCTTGGTAAAGTAAAAGATATTGCTGAAGACAAGGAACACCAAATAGAATTCCTGGGAACTGTAGTAAGACTAGGTGTAGTCGTTTGGTCTGGTTTTATTATTACTATGAACTATGTAGAAATACCTATGGTTAAGAAGTCTGGTAACTCTGATATAACTTTTGTTGCATCAGTATTTACTGGAGCTTTGGCCACATTTGGTTTGACTACTGGTAATAAGAATGGTAAAACACCAACCAACTGTCCTATGATGAAAAAAGACAAACCAAAAGTATGAAAAAATTACTCATACTCTTAGCACTGGTTGCACCTACAGTAGCAAGAGCTAATACGGTGACTCCCGCCTTTACAACAGGGAGTATGAATAGTACGACCACTACAACACAAACAATAACCGAGGTTGAGCAGCGTCAAGTTTTTGGAGCTGCCGTAAATACTTGGTCTGGAACCAACGTAACACCTTCAGCTGACATAGCTGGCAGTGGTACAACATTTACAGTTACCAACACCGCAAACCCTTGGACACTAGAAACAACAACCAGAGCAGCTGGTTTAGTAGAGCAGTGGGATACCACAACAAACTATACAATAAACTCTACTACTACATCGCTCTCTGTATTCTCACAATAACACCAGTATATGCAGAAGGAGACACAAACAACTCGTCCAACCCTGTGGCAGCAGCAACAGGAAATGTTACCAATCAGGCTGTGCAATTTCAAAATAACGGAGCACCGTCTAGACAACAATATGGTAATTCCATATCTTGTAACGGATCAACAATGACGTTTAGCCCTTTTTATATGGGTAACGATACCTCACCGTATGACGATGAAGGTTATGTTATATCAGAAAACTGGGGCTTTCAAATAAACTTTTCAGTACCTTTAGACAAGCGTGGTCTTGAACAATGTAGACAGATTGCCAAACGTCAAGAGGA